GTTGCTGTACGTGGACAAACTAGTTATTTATGTGTTATCACACATTTATCGCGGATTGTCCGTGGCACTGCAACGGTATTTACGTGTCACAGCACGTAGTCCCAAAATAGTTAAGACTAGGCGTCTTGTCATTTGTTCTGAAACAGCAGATGGCTTTTACGCCAAATCCGATACTCCCGGGGACGACACTGTTTACTTGTTGAGCGCGTCTGACTACCATGTAGTTAGAAATGCAGCTCCAAGGGCCTCTCCTTTAAAAGAGATGGCTATTCTTGGCAGCACCTTCGTGCCAAGTATAAAACATGTTGATGGGTATATTACCATTACCACCGCTAACGGAGATCCCGTAGGTGTTTTAACAGCGATCAAGTATGAAAATGCAACAGTCCTTGTTACCGCTACGCATGTAGCTAATCACCTATCTCCTGAAGCCCCCTATACAGTGGAGTACAAAACAAAGTCAATGACAATGTCGTCTTTGTTTAGAGCCTATAAGCTGACGAAGGCGTTTGAGACAAATGAAAACCAAGTAGATATTACTATCTACAAGGTGAATCCGGATTTTTATTCCGTTATGTCTATCAAAGCGCTGGAAGTGGCTGGTTCCTTCAATGCAAATCAAGTTGTTAAAGCTTATGGCTACAACACTCTTGGTGTCTTCGGTGAAACCACCGGGAGAGCGTCTATGCATCTCGACTCCCCTCTGCCTTTCCAGGTTCAGCATTCGTGCTCTTCCTGGCCAGGCATGAGTGGAGGACCTATAATCACTAGAACCCTAAATAAGGATAGGATTATAGCAATCCACACTGGAGCGAGCGATAGGCTTAATCGAGCAACTGCTCTTAAGCCCATTCTAGACCTCTTCATTAAAAGAAGAAACACCAAAGAAAGTTACAACAACTTCGATGACCAGGGGTGGACTATGGACCCCAATCTCGACGTAGAGTCTTATATCCTCTTAAAATACCTAACCCCAGGTGGTTGGGAAGAGGACTATGTCGGGGTGAGGGGAAACAAATACCGCTTTCTTGATGTGGACGAAGAAATGCAAGATTCTTACGATTATGATGATCGTCAGTACACCAGTCTCAATATCTATGGGCCCTCGGGCTCTGGGTTTGAGACTGCTGCGCTAGATGCGCCTTCAGAAGGCGATATAGCTAAAGCGGATTTTCGCTCAGCTGGAAAGGCTCAACCGGACCTTTGCAGCAAATCTTCAATATTGCCGGTTATACCCCTGTTAACTCCAGAGAAGCCCCCGTTGGTTTTGAAGCTTGCGGGAAAATCGGAGTTGAAACCTCCGCTGGTAAGACGCAGAAAGAAACAAAGTGGCTTGCCAAGGCCCGCTCTGAAAGATCAGAACTTGACAACTACTCATTTCCTTCTCGGAACTCAGGGGCCATCTACGACTCCCTCACGCATCAGTGCGGAAAACGTCTCGTGGTTGAACGACCAGCTCAGGGAATTATCGACAGAGCAAAGAAATTTGTTCTCAAGAATTATCCTAAGTCGAGCGTACCGCGGGTTTTCAGACTCTTTGAGAGAACTCGATCTGACGCGGGAAGAGATGTGGAGGCAGAAAATGGACTGGGCAATAGCATTGACCAGATCCTACTCAGCTTAAAAGCTGAGGCGTCCCCAGGCCTACCATATATTTGTTTAGCTTCCACCAACAGGAAAATTGCTGACATTATGGCGGACGTTATAGTAAAGGCTGTGATAGAGCGATTAACGCTACTATCACACACCAATTTAAGTGTTCTCGGCACTGACTCCAAGGAGTTGGTAGAACGGGGTTATTGTGATCCCGTTAGACTCTTCGTTAAGAATGAGCCCCACACAAAACAAAAGATACACGATAGGCGTTTTAGGCTTATCATGAGTGTATCAATCGTAGATCAAATTGTAGCAAGAATTTTATTCTCCCCGCAAAACAATTTGGAAATTTGCACCTGGTTTCAAATTCCCTCTAAACCAGGAATGGGCTTCACGCATGAACAAACAACCCTGTTAAACAATTACGTCAAGAAAATGTATCAACCTTCTTCTTATGACGTATCGGGTTGGGACTTCAGCGTGCAAGAGTGGGAACTACAGCTGGAGGCTGAGATGAGAATTGCGCTCGCAGAAGCGCAAGGAACTCTATTCGCCCAGGCTGTAGAAAACTACTATTACGCCTATTGTCGCTCTGTCTTTGCACTATCCGATGGAAGTTTGTTTGCTCAAACTATACCAGGTATTGTAAAAAGCGGTGGGTACACCACTTCCTCTTCTAATTCTAGAATAGCGGCCATGGCTTCGGTCATGGCTGGTGCTACCACCGTTATGACAGCAGGTGATGATCATGTAGCGGACACTCCTCATGACTATATTGAACGTATGGCCTCTTTAGGTCATACGGTTAAGGTAGAACAGAGTACTTTAGATTACTCATTCTGCTCACACGAATACTCATTCGATGGATATGCTTATACCAACAACGATACCAAGATGACGTATGCTTTGCTTTCAAAGAATGCGTCTCTTGATGAACGTAAAGAGTTGTATATCCAGTGGACGCGTGACATGATTCATCAC